GGGTAGTGGATTCTCACCACATTTCAACCCACCCGGTGGCCCATTTCGGGCCAATTCTAACATAGAAGAAACAATAAGACCTTAACCTTTAGTCCAAGTTGCGACACCATTTTTCTCACGGATGTAGGAAAAACAGAACTTATCAAATTCGTCCGTATCACAAGAATTGAGTCTCACAGCCATCATCGGTTCCACAGGATAGCATCGCCAATTTCCGCCTGAAGCCTTCACAGCGTAACCATCAACATCTTTAAGCATTTCAAAAGCTTTCGTCGATCTCACAAGTCCATTGGTTTCTTCACCTTGAGCAAGAAATTTTCCCATGAACTTTCCGTATCTTTCATCCCGATTTTTCCCTTGAGGATCAAAGAAGTCTGAAAGCAGATTTCCTAGACCAAGAGTAGCATCCGGAATTTGTACAATGAGGGCAGAAAAAGTACTTGAAGTACCATACCCACCTGTGTTGTCAAAAGTCAATTGCCCAAAGTCGACCTGACTTTGGAAAATCAAGGTTCCTGTCATCGAAGTACCAGTAGCTTGTATATTTCCAGAAGGTCCTTGAAAATTGAGCGACTTCATATCTGCACCATTAGTCGCAGTAATTCCAGGCCAAAACCCGCTTCCAGCATTCGCTGTATAAGCCCAACTGATACAAGCCAAAAAGGTTCCTTGAACTCCCGCTGGCAATGTGATTGTTGTAGAAGTAACCGTAGGTGTAAATGTGTCATAAATACCTGCAACACGGGTGCTCCAACTAGTGCCCAAAGGAGTACTTGCAGCTGGTTGACCAACGCCACTAATAATGGTGCAACAAACACCATTAGGATTTCTGACAGCTGTATCAATAGGCAAAATCAGATGCATGTCATACGACACCCAAAGTTCTCCAATTATAGCCCCTGCTACACTGTTGCCCCCGACAGACAAAACCGTGCGACCATGATCATACATTCTCAAATCCGCATTGGCAGGGATATTTCCATTTCTGATAAATTGCTCATGCAAAGCTAGAATTGAAGGGTCACACTCCACATAGTGTGCGAAGGACTCAGAGGGTTTCCTTGCCACACTGAACTCACTGTTCAACATTTCTCTTTTAGAGCCCCATGCAGGTTCAATCGGATTATACTGTGTTCCAAGCGCTACATAACCCATGCCGATTTGATTGACATATTCACTAGCCTCTGAAATGAACTCAAAGATGCAGCCATCAAGAGTATAATTGGTAAAGTTATTAGCAGTGGAGGATCCCCAAGGTAAGAACTGTTCCAATCCTGGATTAAGTGGAATCGACATTGCTTGAAAACCACCTGTAGCCGAATAAACATCACCAATGTACTCTCGATGAATCAGCCGTGTCGTTTGCTTATTCGAATGCATAAATGGAACTTCATTGCACATTTCACCATCCGACGCAGCCGCAGCCAAACTGTTCATCTTAGGTATGGTCTGATTACTAATATCTTCAGCTTCATAATCACCCAACCCTGCGACAAGTGGAATTAAGTGCGGGAGAACATTTGCTGCCGTATCAACAATTGGACCCCACCAACTTTCATTCTTCTCTTGAGGTGGACCCCAATCAACTGCATCAGTGTCCTGGATCCATGTATCAGTAACATTTTCAGGTTTACCTTGCTGAGGACCCCTACGACCATTCTTCCGCTTGGAAAGTCTTCTTTCTAACTCTGAGATTCTCCTCATGAGGCGATCTTCACGCTTCGACAAACCCCAGTCGTTTTTCACAACAGGTTTCCGACGCTTGTTTCTTCTCTTTTGCAAATTAGCTTTGGAACTCGGCCCGCTTCTACCCGGGTTAACCCTTGCAGGTGGGTTCCATTCCAAATACTGTTGCTTCTTCGCATACTGAGCATCTCGGGCCTTCTCAAAGTCTAGCCTAGATTGCTTAGCATACTTTTCAACCTTTGCTGGATCACGTCTAAGTAATCCAGTTGAAGAGAGAAAAGCTTGTTCAAGCATTTCCCTTTCACGTTTAGGAAGAGCCTTAGGCTTGTCAATGGCACTACCACCATTTAACTTACCCGAACCCTTCTTCTCATCATTCTTTTTGTTGCCAACTTTAGTAGTCATACCAAAACTTTTACTTGGCGCCCTACGGGCTAGGGACTTTTCAAACTAAGCCAACATCACACTATTGACATTTTTAGCCAACAGTTTTCTAACGTCAGTCCTAGGCCCGACATTTTGTTCAAAATTTTTACACCTGTCTTGCCCAGCCAATTCCCGGAGCAAATCCAAATCCAACGGCTGAATAGACATCAATGAATCTAAATACTTCTCAATTGCTAATTGGGCCTCGACAGGCACAAGGAATTTTCTCTCTACAATTTCCCTGCTATCTGGACTAACAGAATAATCAACGCATAACGTCCGAAGATTCTGTATAATTAACCATATTTTGTGTCTTTTGTATGCATCTGTGGTTTTAACTAAAAGCCTTTGCAAACTATAAAGATCTGAATAGCCTCTAGTTACTCTCAACCCATAACCGGCTAATGACGACAAAACCGGACAGTTTGGATACATGTAAAGCAGACTCAGGCTCTTGGCCCTAATGAGCAATTTCCTGGTTTTGATTGAACAACCTATATATCTCATGTCAGCCCAACCAAAATCAAGAATAGCCGATATCGGATCTCTAAGTATGCCATCGTCCAAACTTGAAAAAACCATGCCACAAAAAGAAGCTTCATTGAAGTTATCAAAGATTTCCAACTTTGCCTTCGCACCAAGTTTCAATAAAATTGTTCCGTCCACGGGGTACAAAAAAGCTCCTAAACAATCGTCGCCTTCTATCTGGGGCGGCACCTGAGAAACATAGAATTCCCTTGGGTGGCCAGATTTATGAAGCAAAAAACACATGAAACACCAATTAACCAAACCATTGGATAAACTAGTGTCCATTTCACCAGAATACCTTTTAGCCCTTAACACACAACTAAAGGACTTGAACTTCAAATGGTTCAGCCCTTTCTTATATTTCTCCATGATAACTAAAGCTCCGTGCATATCCGGAACATGTTTCATGCAATACCTATAAAAATACAACTCAATTTCCATGAGCCAGGGTTTAAATGTAGCTTCAAAAGAAGTAAAATCATTTGAAAAAATTTTAAACATAGGATTATTAAACAATTCAACTAACCTGTCCTTCTTCTCATCCTGTGTGAGATACTTAACAAACCAGGCTAGGACAAAAAACCTTCGTCCAATTTCAGCACACATTGGGCCAAAAAGACATTTAAACACGTCGGTCCGACTATAGATTCCACGAAAAAATTTAGCCGTAACATATGACTCAAATTTAATGTGCGAATTCACATGACCAAATCGATCAAGCCAACCAACATAATCATCCCAAATCTTCAAAAGTTCAACTTTACGATACGCAGGATAATTCGAAAGTTCCAACCATCTAGGAACTGACAAATCAATGTCTGGTTCCAGAATACAACCTTCCATACACTCATCAATGAGTGCTTTACTAAACTCGACAAACTCGATTGCCAAGCTTGGGTCAGGATCAGGCATATCAGTGGCTATACGCTTCATGACACCCAACTTTGCACCATCTGCAGAAGTGATGTCAGGCCAAAAATTCGAAGCACCATCAACATGGCAGCCTAAACTAGTGCACATAGCCCTAGCTTCAACCGTAATCACTGACTGATCCTTGACCACCTTGAAGGACGGATCCACCTTAGGCACAGAAAACCCAAGGCCCGCCCTCCAAGGCACATAACCCAGATGAATTAATTCAACTGGGACCAGACGTAGACGCAAGCACGTCCTCTTCAGGCCTAAGTTTCTGAATCATATGGAGCGCATACGTCATGGTATCATTATAAATAGGTTCACAAGCCACACATGCGTCAGAAGGCACATTCACATATGTTGCACTGGAAATAGACATTCTGAGGTTTTGCTTGATGGTTTCAATTGGAGTATATTGATTATAATTCTTGTAAACCATAATGTTTTTCAACAAAGCAAGCGATACCAACATGACAGTCTTCCTCTCACTGAAGAACCAACCTCTCGAAGCCACTTGGAAATCCGTGCAATTCCAAACTAATTCAGTAAGCTCAACTTCCCAAAGTTCCGGATCAATATTAGAAACTTTGCCAATTTTAAGCAATTGAGGTCGCTGATCAAGAGGTCCAGAAACCCTTTTATTAAGCGGCTTCAATGAACGAGAAAGTACGACATTCGTTTGAAAATAAAATGTCAATGTCCTGAAGGACCTAATCAACATCAAAAGAAACCCTCCATAGAAGAAAACTATAAAGAAAATGGTGTTAATGGATCCCCAAACAGTCCAATGCGGAACCGGGCCATAAAAAGTTTCCCTCATGTTAGCCCAAAGCCCTACAGGTTTTTCCTGCCAAATTAGCCTTGAAATCGGAAACCAAATCCAACTTTCAAGGACACAAGACAATAAAATCGCCAAAGCGCAATAGAGATATTTCAAATCAAAAAATTCCCTACAGCGTATAAAAGCTTGGATCGGACTGCCAACATTACCAATTCGAAAAGCTGCAGCATGGAGCGTCTCATAGAACATTGGTTTCAACTCAGTCAAAACAACTTTCCCATCGTCACCAGTTTCATATTTCTCAGCTATTTTTTCATTGGGTGGCTTAACAAATTCTTCCTCAGATGATGAGGACGAATCAGTGCCGGAAGATGATCCGTCACTTCTACCTCCATCACTTCCGTCAAGCTCAAATTTTTCAACCTTTGCTGGAGGTTTTGATCTCGCCTTAGATTTATCAACTTTGGTGGTCCTTGGCGGAATAGGATCAGTCTTTGGTTTTGCAGCGCCTCGTTGTGCGCTATTTGCCTTTGCATTTCCAGGCTTGTTATTGGCAGGGCCTTGACTACCAGATTTTGCCTCTGCACCGGTCCCACCCTCTGAACGTGTTGATGATGACGCTGATCGTGATTGGCTGCCTGCAACACCTGCTTCTGCAGTGTCCGCTTTGGCAGTCTTTTTTCCTGTTCGCGCAGCTGCTTGATTAACAGAATCGCTCTGAAGAACGGCTGTCTGGCATCTGTGTCTCCTGTCAGCAGAAAAGGGTACTCCACAGCGTTTGCAGTGCCTGGGTTCATCAGGATGAGATTTCTCCTTGAAATGCTTGTTGATCATAAATCTGACAACTATATATGGCTTCAAATCAAGATTGGGTTGCAAACCTTTGGAATTTTTAGTAGTCAACGCCAACTCTAAGCAAATGCACACCCTTTGAAAGGCCGCAAGCTTGAGTAAAGGCGACTTCAAACCCGGAATCTTGAAATAATAAACATAAGGCGAATTCTCATCATTAGCCATAGAAATCACTTTAAAGACTTCCATAATCTTAGGCTGACTGAAAAATTCTGTGAGCCTAGAGTGGATCTTCCTGTCTTCAGTGTAAATGCCTCGATAATGATAGAATTTTTCAGCTTCTGACGGCTTCACACTGTCAGCTGAAGCAATTTCAAGCGGCGTCATCTCAGAATCAATCATAGAAGAAACCTCATCGACTTCAGGATAATATGACTTAAGTGGCAAGACCTCATTCTTGAGAATCGCAGTAGGCTCAAAATGAGACGAAATTCCTAAAGGAGTCTTCTGATCCTCAACTGCCATCTCCTCCACAACAGGAGCATGTGCAATCGAAAGTGAAGGAATATACCGTGGACTCTCCACCTCCTCTGCAATTTCAACATGGCAGATAGGCGTTGACAAGGCTGATACCAACTCAGAAGCAGTTGTGATGGAACTGCTAGTGTTGATCACAGCATTGTCAAGCAAAGGTTTATTCGCAGTTTTCCTACGAAATTCACTACGTCCTTTGCTAGTTGTAACATCATCATCTGACCAAGATGATGACTCTAATTTTCTAATCACCGATAGTTTAAATTCAGCGTGGGAATATTCAGGTAACCCCGAAATCCAATTGCGAGTTTGGGCAATCTCTTCTGCCGTATAATCATCACAATCATGAGCTGCAACAATCAAACTCTCCAAAGTGTCAACAAAGGCTGGTGTAAATTCGGTCAAAGTACCCATAACATCACCTTTAAAGTCAAAAAGTGCATGCGAGCAGTCCACTTTGCCTGCATCACCATGACCATAAATGACACAAAAAGGGCAAGTCAACGTTGACTTTCCTTTCAACTTTGCAGCAAGCTCCAACAAAGGCTTGCTGTAACCATTCAACATTTTAGTAACATCACGTCTTAATTCTTTTCTCTG